AGGTGGTGTTCCATCAGCTGATCATGTTAGATGTTTTGTATGTAATAATTTAAGATTTGCTACTGTTCAGCCTGGTGGACCAGGTGAAGTAACTTCTAATATAAAAGCTTGGGGTACTAATTCAAATATTATTGATAATAGTCCACAACTTGCTGCGACCACAAATATTGATGATGTCAGCGCTGGAGCTTTTCATTTGTTAGCTTTAAATAAAGATGGAACAGTAACAGGGTGGGGCTCAAATTCCAATGGACAATTATCATTTTTAAATTATAATTTAACTAATGTCAAAAAAGTTTCAGCAGGTGGCTATCATAGTTTATTTTTATTTAATGACGGAACAATTAGTGGTTGTGGGAATAATTATGGACAGCATAATTTAAGATCAGCTTACACAAGCGTTAAGGACGTTAGCGCTGGAGGTTTTCATAGTCTTGTTCTTTTTAATAATGGTACCGTAACTGGTTGGGGAGATTCTTCAGCAAATCAAGCTCAAAATGTTCCAGAAGGTTTAACTCAAATTGATCAGATAAGTGCAGGAGCATATCATAGTCTAGCTATTATAAAAAATCCTTCTAACTCAGCTACTCAATTAACTGGTTGGGGTGGCAGTTATAATTCTATTTATAGAAATGCATCAGAATTGCTAAGTGGAGAGATTAGAGAAGGCCAATTTGCTGGATTGAAAAAAGTTTCAGCAGGTACTTATCATAGTTTAGCTATTTACGAAAAATTTGTTCAAAGAGCCCCAAATTCTACAGCTTACGATAAATTAAGCTTTGTTACTGGTTGGGGAAATAATTCTCCTGCTCAAGTAGATTCTTCTACTCCAAACATACATTTAGCCGATGGAGGAAATAATTTAATTAATGTTAAAGACATATCCGCTGCGCCTTATCATAATTTAGTTCATTTTACTAATGGAGTTGTTAGTGGTTGGGGTAATTCAACAGCATTAATTAATTTCAATAATAGTTATTTTTATGATAAAATTTCAGCAGCTTATGATTATTCTGTAGGAGTTAGGACTTCAATTCCTCCATTTACAGTAGAAAATCTAAATAGTGATTGGCCATTTAATGATTTATATTTTAAAGGTTGCGATGTAGTCCTTGAGCCATGTTTTTACGACACTAAATTACCGTTTATACTTAAAAAACCTATTAAATAATATAAAAGATATTTAGAATATTTTAATTTAAGTAGATATAATACTCTATGTTAAAGACATATTGCCCAGAATGTGGAGCTCCTACCGAATATTCAATTAATAAACCTAAATTTTGCAGCGGTTGCGGTAAATCATTCCTTGATAATATGGCTAAACAAAATAAATTCATACAGAAACCTAATCCTATCAAAGCTAAAACATTTATAGAAGAAGATTATGAAGACGAAGATGTTGAAATTAATGATATTAAAGAATTGCCTGATATTAAAGATTTAGATTTTGAAATAAGCATCACCCCATCAAATTGTGAAAAAATTGGACAGATTGCTGGAACTTCTAATAAAAATGATCTAAGGCAAAGAGAAGATCACATTGACCCAAGTATTAATGAAAATTTTTTAGAAAATTTTGCTAAAGAAGCTGGCGCAATTCGTCCCAAAACGCGTGTTAGAAAGCCTAAAAATGGCAAGTGAAAAAGCTTCAAAATTTGAAAATCATATTACAGAAATAGATCAAGAAATAAGAAAAAGAAAACATAAGTGGAACTTGACTGCAATTGCTTGGATGGATTTTAATGATGTATCTCAAATATTAAGATTTCATATTTACAGAAAATGGCATTTATATGATCAAGCTAAACCATTAGCCCCATGGATTAACAGAATTATAAGTAATCAGATCAAAAATTTAATAAGAAATAATTATAGCAATTATACTAGACCATGTTTGAAATGTTCTGCTGCGGAAAATGAAGATGGATGTGCTATTTATAGTAAACAATGCTCCCAATGTCCATTGTATGCAAATTGGGAGAAGAATAAAAAAATTGCTCATGATACAAAGTTAACCTTGAGTCTAGACAATCATGCGATAGAGGTCAATAGGATTCCAAATGAAAATTTTAATATAGAGGAGTCTGCTAAAAATTTACATTTTAAGATGGAAAAAGTTTTAAAGCCTATAGAATGGAAAGCTTATAAGTTACTATATATAGACGAAAAAAATGAACAGCAAGTAGCTAAACTTATGGGTTACAGGACAACAGAAAAGAACAGGATGGCTGGATATAAACAAATTAAAAATTTAAAAAAAGCTATAATGGTTAAAGTAAAAAAACATTTATACAATGGAGATGTTGACATTATATGAACGAAGAAATTCTAATCTTGACAGAAGAGCAGCAGCTTATTCTATTAAAAGAATGGAACGATAGGCCAAATAGTCCTCCGTCTCTAGCTGAACTTGTCAAATTAGCTTTTGAGAGAGATGATCTAGATGGCAGAAGCAAAGAGGGTAAAGCCGTAAAACAATTTTTGGCTTCTAGGCAAATTAAACCTAGAAAAAGTCATGAATACGAAGCCAAAGGTATATTAGATTTATCTAATGAGCAAAAAGAGTATATTAGTAATAATTGCAATGCTATGACTGGATTAGAAATGGCTAAAATCTTATTCAAAGATGAAACTCTAACAAATCTTTGCCAAGAAAGCAGAAGTGTTTTAGAGTATATGAAAAGTATACCCACGAATATAAAATATAACAACAATGAAAATGAAGAAGCTTCTACTGGAGACTATAAACCTCCGCGTAGTGAAGAAAGAATGATAGCAAAAATTAATAAATATGTTTTAGACGGAATAGATAAAAGTAAAATAACTCATGGGCAAAAAAGAGAAATAAGCGCCGTGATAAGTTACATGAACACTCACAGATTTATACATCAAATTAATCTTTATGATAATGATAGTGACCGCGAACTTTTTGAAAGCAGTTTTGTAAGATATACTTATAATAAAGGTGATTTAACTCAAGAAGAAGTAGACCAATATATAGTACTCTGCACAGAGGTTCTTATTTCTTCTAGTATACAACAAACCATTAGCGTATTACAAAATCAAATAGATTTGTCATTACAAGATGACGGTAAAATTCCTATGGCGTTAGTCGAAGCAAGTAATACGGCTAGAAAAGAGTACAATGATTGCGTGAATAGACAACAAAAATTAAATAACGATTTAAAAGTTAAAAGAAGTGAAAAATTAAGCAAGCAAGTCAAGGAAACAGCCTCTATTATAAATCTTGTTCAAATGTGGAAAGAAGAAGAGAGCCGCACAAAACTAATTAAAATGGCAGACATGCGAAAAAAGAGCTTAGAAAAAGAAATAGATAGGTTATCTTCTATGGATGAAGTTAAATGCAAAATTTTAGGTCTTTCTAGAGATGAAATTTTAAATGGATGAGTGTTATATGCAAAATAGATAGTAAAGAGTTTAAAGATGAAAAAAGTCTTCATCTTGCGCTAAGAGGTTACGGTTTAAATAAAGAAAAATATTATCATCAATACTATCCTAAAAAAGATTTGCTGACTGGCGAAACAATAAATTTTAAAACCAAAGAGCAGTATCTAAATAGTGATTTTAATGATAAGAATAATATGAAAAAATGGCTAAAAGAGCAGCCAATAGAAAAAGCTCAAGAGTATTGTAAGTCGTTATTAGTTAAACGCAAAGAAGAAAAGAAAATTATATATTCACCAACCCAAGTAGAGCTAAGAACTATAATGAGCCCATCAGTTATATTCTATAATAAGATTTTTAATGATTATTATGATATTTGTTCTAGCGTTGGATTAACTAATAAGTTTGTACATCCAGTAAATATAACAAATCAATTTAAATTCAAGTTAAAAACAACAGACACTATATATGTTGACACTAGAGAACAAAGTTGGCTTAAATTTAATATACCTTTCGAGATTAAGACGTTGGCATACGGTGATTATACTTGCTCAAACGATAATTGTAATTGCTATATTGAACGTAAAAGCTTAAGTGATTTCATTAGTACTTTGAGTAGCGGCAATTTAAATAGATTTAAAAATGAAATAGAAAAGGCTAAGACTAATAATGCTTATATTGTTGTGGTGATAGAAGAGAAGCTGCAAAATGCTTTAAGCTTTCAATATTTACCTCATATTAGTAAGAAAATTAAAGCCACCCCAGAATTTATATTCCATAATGTCAGGTCATTAATACAAGATTATGATAACTTACAATTTTTATTTGTGGACGGCAGAGAAGAAATGAAAAGAACTATAGAGGCGATATTAGCTTCTAAATGTTTTTATAAGAAAGTAGATCTTCAACTAGCATATGATCTAAAAATGTTATGATAGAATGTCCTGAAAAATATATAAAAGAAATAAAAGATGTTAACGCCGAGTTAGCTCAACTAAAAGGCTTTCTAAACGATAAAGAGGCTAAAATAAGTTTAGCTAAATTTTTAAGAGCAAATATAGGTTTTACTACAGAGTTGATAAGCGGAGTTAAGCTCGCACCGTACCAAGAGATACATATTAAAGCATTTTTTAATAGGAATTTTAATATGTGCGTATTTGGTCGAGGATGTGGCAAGAGTTTTATTGCTGCAGTATTCTGTTTTCTACAATGCGTATTCGAGCCTAATACAAAAATTTTAATTGCTGGTCCTACATTCAGAACTGCGCGGTTTATATTTAATAACTTAGAAAAAATAGTAAATAGTCCAGGTGCAGAATTATTAGCTCAGTGCTTTGGTGCCAAAGCTAAAAGAAATGATCAATTTGAATGGCATATAAACGGTGGAAGTATTGTGGCTATCCCACTTAACGGCGAAAAGATTCGAGGATTTCGAGCAAATGTTCTAGTATTAGACGAGTTTCTTTTGCTCCCAGAAGAGATTATTAAAAATGTGTTAATGCCGTTCTTAGTTGCCCCACAAAATATTAAAGAACGTATGGAGATCAGAGAATTAGAAGACAAATTAATAGAAGAAGGTTCAATGAAAGAAGAAGACCGAATGGTTTTTGAAAATACAAGTAAAATGCTTGCATTTTCTTCTGCAAGCTATACTTTTGAAAATTTATATAAAACTTATAAAGAATGGTCTGAAAAAATTACAAATAATGAAGAAACAGAAGCCACATACTTTGTAAGTCAAATTAGTTATGAAGCCCTTCCAGAAGAAATGATAGATAAAACTATTATTGAAGAAGCACAGAATGGTGGAGCAAGTCATAGCAGTTTTTTAAGAGAATATTGTGCTAGATTTACTGATGGTAGCGATAGTTATTTCAATGGTAAAAAAATGGAAGATTGTACTTTGAAGTTAGGAGAAAGACCTCACACACTCATCAAAGGAAATCCAAATAAAAAATATGTACTTGGTATTGATCCTAATATGAGTGATAG